CTATAACACGTTCACAAAAGGAGTAACTTTTCCGAGAATTTTATCCCGGTCAATCCAACTCCTTGAAGTTCCGTTTTCAGAAGAGGAAATCTGAAATTCTCCTCCCTCTTGGTTGTAATCATACAAAGCCAAGTCTATGATGATACTGTCGAATTTCTTCATATCCTTTTCAATCATCTCCTCTGTGTAATTGTCTGGATAATTTCGGTAAAGACGCACATCTTGTTCTGATTGATAAAGAAGCTGTTCTAAGAACTTATCTTCTTGCTCGCATGAAACATCAGATTGTCTCAACCGAATTTTAAGTTGTTCTAATCTTGAGTACGCCATATTTTTTCACCTACAGTCCTAACTTATCAATAAGAAGTTTCTTAATATCCGAACCGTTCAAATACTCTGCACCGTCAATCCCATACTCGGTAGCAAGCTCCCGAAGTTCTTTTACGGGCATTTGATAAATCTCTGTTTTAGTAAACTTCTTCTCTCCATATTCTGGAATCTCTGGCGTATTCATAAAATCAGCCGAGGAATTGATTTCTTCCCCGGCTTTATACCAACGTCCACCTATCTTGATATTGTGTGTAGCAATCATGTAACCACTCCTTACGCAACCTTCATAACAACAACGCTGTCCATACCCTCAAAAGTAGGAAGTCCAATCATGGAAACTACACAATGTGTGTTAATTGGATGATTTGTGGTATATGAATATACTGAAATACCTGTTTCTACGAGAGAAAGATTTCCATCTGTCAAACTTCCACTTCTCTCTTCCGGTGTTCTACCAAATGTATAATCACCAAGATATACTCCGGCAGATTGAGCAGAAACAATGTTTGTTGGAATGAAATACTTTGTATTTCCTTCTTCATCAATGTATACTTTGTCGTATACTTCGATCTCAATTCCGTACTCTCTTAAGTAAGAAAGTACATCAGCCTGTCTCACTCTGATACCGCCATTGTATGCAGTGATTCCAAGTACCTGCTTCTTTGTATCTTCTGCTTTCAGAATCATTTCAAATGTCTCTGTATTCATGGAAAATCTTGTCAAAGAGTATCCGGTTTTCTTCGCAAAATCACGTCTTGCTTGAATCAAATCGTCAAGTGGCGTTGCAGTTGCCGAAGCATTCCACTTATCTTCATCGCCGGAAATCTCAACAAAGTGATCTTTCTTATGCGCCGCTCCACTATCTGTTGTATATTCAACAACATATTTCTTTCCTTCGATATTTACGGTTACTTTCGGAACACCATCTTCCGGTGCCAAAAGTTCCCAAATCTGACGTTCTGGTACAACCAAAGCGCCTTGAATCAGAGAAAAAGGCTTTTTAGCAATTTCTTGTAAAACCTGATTTGCCATGTTGGAATTTTCCGCAGACTGATAATTTGCATATTCCTGTTCTTCTTTCTCTGTTACCATGTAACTTTCACGGTAAAAAGGCATTTCATTCTGAATATCGGAAAATCCACCAACATCCCTTAATGGTGCTTGCGCGTCAAAATTTGATGCTTTCAAAGATACCGGGAGACCGTTCTTTCCTTTAATAAACTTCAAATCAAGGCTGTCCTGTTTCACCGTTCCAAACTTCATTCTTCCACTATACGGTCCCGTACCGAGCTTTGCCTTATAATCATTCCACAGGACTCCTAAAGCTCTAGCGGTAAACGCTTCTCTCAATGGTAATGCCATTTTTTATTCCTCCTTTTACTCCGAGATCGCCGGTGCGCCGTAAAATGTAACTCTCGGTGTTACTTTTCTAGCTGCATCTGCGATTGATAGTGATTCTACTTTTTTCCAGTCGATTGTTCCTTGATAAACATATGTTCCGGGTGCATCTCCCTGTGTTACGTCAACATCATGCAGAAGATAGCCAAGGCAACTGTTATCATTTGCCGGAAATGGCGTTCCAGCCGGAACAATTTTCAAACCGTTTTCATCCGGTGAAGATTTCATTGTCTGAGGAACAACACACGCTGCGCCCTCATAAGGGAAAAACTTCAAAATACCTTTACTTTGTCCATACTCATGTACGATAGGCTTTCCCATAGTCTTTTAACCTCCTATTTCAAAACGTAATAATCTTTCATGGACTGTTCGTCCGCTTTGTTTCCAAAAGAGATGCTTTCCGCATTCTTCACATCTTCCGGCTTATCATCGCCTGGATTACCGCCAGTTCCACCACCTGGATTCGGAGTACCTTTTAATAGCTCTTGTTCTTTCGCTGTGGCTGCTGCGGTTTCTTTATCGGAAATAATCTGTGCGATAGAGTCAATCGCTTTCTTAGCAGCTTCTAAATCTGTCTGAAATCCTGCGAGCACGCTTTCTGCCTGTTCTCCTGTTAATCCTTTTTCAGCTGCATACGCACGAATATCTTTCTGCACATTTTCTTTCTGAAGCTGTGCAATCTGATTTCTCAATGTTTCCAATTCTCCGCCATCATCATGAGATGGTGTTGTCTCCAGTGTCGGAGTTGGCTGTGGTTGCGGTGTAGGCGTTGGCTGTGGTTGCGGTGTAGGCGTTGGCTGTGGTGACGGCTGTGGTTGTGGATTCGGTCGATTGCTGTGAAACTGATTCAGATAATTTGTTACCTGTGCATCACTCGGCTCTTCAATCCCTAAAGCCACTAAGTTTTGTCTTGCTTCTTCTCTTGTCATTTTGATTACCTCCGTTATCTACATTTGTTTTCGCTGTTCTATCAGCTTGGATATTTACTTTTGCTATTTGACGCATAACTGCAAATTTATAAAATAAAAAAGCAGCCGATTACTGTTCGACTACTTCTTTGTTGACCGGTTTTTCTATTTTTGGTTCTTCCTGTTTTTCTGCTTTATCTGTGTAAAGACTTTCCATTCTATCTTTACTTTCAATTGCAACTTGTTCTGGATCGCTAAACATGTCAATGACCTTGATTGCACGTTTATAATGAATTCCGCAGTTCAACAAAATCTGTAAAACTTCCGCTTTTACCATCATATTGTCTAACTTGTTGTGGTTAATATGAATTTCTACGTCGCTCGGCACAAGCGTAAAACCTTTTGAAATTCTCAGTCGGTTCAGGATAATCTTAATAGACATATTCTCCGACTTTTTCAAGATAGGCTCATTAATTGCTGTCCGAAGTCCGGCATCATAATGTCCGTTGCGTAGATTGACTGCGCCTTGGGTATCTCCACCAGAATTTATACTTGCTCGGTTTGCCAACCCTTGAATATCAAGAAAACGCTCAAATAAATCATTAAATACAACTTGCCCCTCTGTCTGATTCAGTTCCGTTGTCATTACATCAACGTCCGCTTTGTTTTCCATTCCATTGTTAGACTTCACAACAAGCGCACCTTCTTGTCTCATGCTCAAGAAGCTATCTCTATCTACTTCGCAGTTTACGAATTTCACCCACGAAGAGACAAATTGCTCAATTCCATTGATTCTGTCAGAAGAAAGTGTGTTGATTGCGTCTGTAATGGCAATAGTCATTTCAATATCAGAAAGCCTACGGGAATTATTCGGATATTCAATAACCGGAATTGCTCCATTTCCATTTACCCCGAATCTTCTCAATTTCCCTTCTGAAATTTCAAACCACTGACCGTTCGTATAGCAAAAATAAAACTCCTGACCATTTTCATCTTCTCGAATCTGGCATGAAAAAGCCGGTTTATTATTCGGAAAGTACACCACGAATGTATAAATCGGGTTTTCAGAAGACAACTCAAAGTCGCTTTCGTCCAAAACCGAACCATTTCCCTCATCATTTCCGATAAACCGATATGCAGTACCGCAGATGGATCGCCATCTGCAAATATCAATATCGCATTCCTGTTTATTCTCGGAATCCATAATTGCGTTGAGCCATGAGATTTCATCTGACTTCTTATCGTCCGTACCACGAAGGACGTATTGTATCGGCTCTGCACAAATATCAGCAGTTTTTCGCTCTACCAACTCATATGCAAGATTGACAACAATTTTATTGTTCACTTCTGGTCTATTAACTTTTTTTCGATATAAAATCGGCTGATCTCCACGATAGTAACGGTCAAGATACTCGATTTCCGCTGCATTCTGTCTGTGAATTGCAAGTGCTTTGTTCAATTCATCTACGATATTTCTCCATGTGATCTGTCGTTGCCTTGTGTAAATGATTTTCCTACCAAATCCACAATCGCAAATAGCAGAAAACGGTCTGTAATTTTTATGTGGATAGTTATACATAAAGCACCACCTTAAACAAATGTCATTCCTGAAGAACAATTTCTTTTTGGAATATTTTTAATTTCTGTTTCTCCTGTATCAACGTGATACACAATTCTTTTATTGCATTTTTTGCATCTACAAATTTTATTTATTGTTGACCGCCCATCATGCGTTCCGACTTTCCGTCCGCACTTTGGACAGTATATCTTCTTTTCTTCATACTCTTTCATAGTTTTCTCCACGAAAAAAGGACGCAATCAAGCGTCCTTTTTCAATCATACTTATGGGTTTTATGTTGTTGGAAATATTTATTATTTCTCTAATTATAAGTTTAACAGAATTTTTCCGAACATACCGAACAACTTTTATTTTTTCATAAATCTCTCAAATGACATCCTAACTCCGTCTTCGCTGTTCCCACCGCCTATTCTGTCAGCGACTTTATTCCACGATAGATTTTCAATAAACCGAAGAGTAATTATTCTTCTCATTCTGCTGTCTGTTACACTCGCTATAAATTCTTCTACTTGGTTTAATGTTTCGAGGAGTTCCATCTCTAACCCTGTCAGTGTTGCTTTTCTCGCATAGAGAAGCGTCTTTTTTCTGCTGTACTCTGGATATGGGAAACCTTCTATTTTGAACGGTTGCAAACCTCCGTCTCCGCCCATTACCTTATCGCATACAGCACCTTCCCTTTCGATTCTTTCAATCTGATTTTCGGTTTTTTCTATTCTATCCCTAACTTCCTTGATTTCTTCTTGCAAGTCAGAATATTGTATCAAAATTTCCTTAGTAACCATGTCCGTATCCTCCTCTGAATGGGTTGTGTATTGCTTCAGCTTTAGCAACTCTATTTCCTTTTGTCATTCTTATTGCAAAGTTTGAAAAAACATCCGGCACGTCATCCAACTGTTTTTTTCCTGAAGCTGAATATTGTTTCAAAAGTGACATCATAACTCCATATGGTTCGTTCGGTTTGTAAAGTGATGAATCCTTGAATATAACGTGTTGTAAAATCCAGTTAGAACATTGAAATATTCTTGCTTCCTTGTTTGTCTCTGTCGGAACGTCTGTAATATTGCATATCCAACCTTTTTGTTCTACACGTTTATTCACTTCCATTGCTACACGGTCGCCGCCGGCATTACGCTCAAATTCGCACTCTTGCACCTCGTTATTTACGATTGCATTTGAAGCATTCTCATACTGCATTTCATAATCAGCAGTATTATCACAAACGCAATCCACACAGTAATAATCTTCTCCGTACTTCTGCAAAACAGGCATAACAAAGTAGTCTGTTCCTTTTCCTTTTGTATCACATTGCGCTGTAATCATTTCCGGCTCTCCATGCGGTAAATGCAAATAGCGTCTGATTTTATCGTCCGGGAACAATAATCCCTCACGCTCAATTGGTTCTTGCTTATACAGGCATCGATAAGAAATATCATCCATAAGCAATTGCTGATCCGCGAAAAAATCTTTGGTAAATCCACTGTATTCATATTCGAAATTACTTTCTCCGGTAACCGGATCAATGTCCGGCACCGCAATCACCTTTACTCTTGGGTTTCCGGCGTACATATTTTGAATTCTGCCTATCACATCATGTACGCTCCAGCGGGTCGCTATGTGTATTTCCTTACAGTTTTTACCATCTGTATCCTGTATCTTTCTCTGGCGCGCGTCTACGGCGTATTTATCCCACAGCTTGTCCAAAATACTGGGATTCATTGCTTCTTCGATACCGCCAATCATATCATCAACAAGCAAAAACTTGGAAGCACGTACCTTACCAGCATTTTTACTTCCGACAGACGTGCATTGCACACTTGGAAATGGCTTGTATTTCCCTACGTTAAACTGTTCCATTTTTGCATTGGTGCTTGTAACGTGTAAATCAGGAAAGATTTCATTCCATGTATATTCATCTGTGTTTGTCACAATATCGTACACACCGTCATAGTACATTCGTGTAATATCACCACTATGTGAGTAAAAAAGCGTGAAGTCTTTCGGAAACCATCCGATTACTAAAGCATTAAAAAATTTTTCCACACTAGTTTTACCCGCACCAGGAATGAGTGATATGCAAAGGATGTCATACTTATCATCGATCATTCCTTGTAGCGCATCCACAAGACCGATTTTCAAAAATTGTTTTCTTCTTGGCATATAAAATCGTTCTTTCGGTTCTCTTTTCCGCTCCAAATACCGAAAACCGCTGTCTACAATCTTATTTTGCGCTTCCAACAAGAGAACTTCATAAAACCTGTCTATAATTTCATACTTGACCTTGTTTTCAAAAGAATATTTCTCTAGTCCCCAAATATCCGTACCCGTCAGATTTAGAACAAAATTCTCTATAATCTCTTTCGTCCTTGCAGACACTTTAAGCGCATACGGAATGTCTTTTTCCGTCTGATATGCCACTTTGCACGCTTCTATCATTGCATCAATGACAGATTCATCTATTCCGTTATCCGATATATAATTTTCGTATGATTGGATTGCTTGTTGAAGTTCCAAAGACATAAAGAAAGAGACCTCCTTTACTCAAAAATAAAAGAAGCCTCCATTTCGACTTGTTACATAGCCACCATCTCGGCTATGTCATTAGATATTATATCATCCATCCGTTGTAGCATATTTCTGTTCCATCTGAAAATTCCATGCTAAAAGTCATTGATCCTAGTAGCAATATGTATGGTATTACTAATATAACAGAAATAATTCCTTTCGCTGTGCTCATCTCGCCACAACTTTCTTGGAAATCTCCGCAACAGACACGCCACTTGCAGATTTTCTTAATTCCACGTCTTTCCCTTTACAAATTGCTTTCGCAATCGTTCCAGACTGCTCCACAATCTTTTTCTGAATCTCTTTTTCACTCATTCTCTATCTCCCTGTCTTTGCATTTGTTGTCTAACATACAAAATCTTAGTTCTTTTCTACCAAAAGCAGTATCTTCCATTGATTTTACAAGATTTTTGCATCCATTACACCACATTCCTGTTTCATGGTTTTCTTTATTTTCTCTCAAATATTCAAGTTTTCCACTAAGTCTTTCGTTTTCTCTTTTCAAGTCATCTAAATCGAGTAAAGAATCTTTTAGCTCTCTTTCCAGTTTACTAATTTTTTTGAACGGATTATATATTTTCATCTTGCATACCTCTTTTCAAAATTCTATTTCCAATTTCAAATTTTAGTAAAAACTTCCATATCGTAATTTTCTCTTATGTAATCTACACATTTCTGCAAATTTTCTTTCAAAAATTCGTCTCGCGCAATATCCGGGTGTAGTGTATACAACATACAACTATTCTCTTTTCCATTTTCTTTATATTTTTTATAATTAAATGTCATTGTGAACAATGGAATTCGTGTTAGATTTTTTGTTTTTCTCTTTATGTACAGATTACATAACCTCTTTATCATTTTTCATAAACCTCTCAAATTTCCTTTTACACTTGCCGCACAAATGAATTGTATCTTCTTTCGTTAAGAACACTTTTCGTATTGTAACTGTTTCAGTATCTTTTCCATCAAATTCCGCATTTACGATAGAAATATCCGATTCTCCGCTCATAATTTTCAAATAATCGTCTCTTGGAATTTGTGCTGAAACTTCTTCCGGCAGACAATCAAGAACATCTTCTACCAGATTTTCAATCCGTTCTCCGCAGCGATCACATGTGTACCATTTTTCCTCGTGAATCATAATCCATGGACCTCCCGTAATCTCGCATACTTTTCCACAAGCACATCAATTACCACATTTAGTTGATTGATTTTAATGCAATCGGATTGATGTCTATCGTTTAGTTTTGCAATTTTATCAATAGATTCTGCAATGTCTGTATTTGTTTCAACTTCTTTTTTTCCACAAAATGTTCCTATGTTTGGAACATAATGTGGAAATTCTTCGCAACCAGAATTAATATTAAGCACTTTTCTATTTTCCTTACATTCTTCTAGTTGCTCACATTTATCGCATTTTGTAAATTTTTCTTCATTTTCGTGCAGATGCTTTTCTTCTCCATCTGTTAGTTTTCTTCCACAGATAGGGCAATACGAAATATCGATTATTCCAAGTTCCCCAGTCTTGCTATTTGCATAGTACGTGTCATAACCTTTTCCTTTTTCTCTGATATGCCATGTAATTTTCCCATCAAAAAATTCAATTATCTTTTGTTCTTCACAAAATTCACACATAACAATTCCCCTTTCTGTGAGGTTTCCAAGATGAGAACAACTTCCTAGGATTTGCAGTTGCTCCTATCTTTGCATTGATTTTTTTTGCCGAGGCATTGACCTCATGCGCTCGTCTATCCGGTAATGAGCGGGACGCACAACCCTAACAGGATTTGAACCTATTCTACGAGAGTCAAAGTCTCGTGTGCTACCATTACACCATAGGGCTAAAGCAGGTCTTCCCTGCTTGCATTCATATTTATCGTGCCATGCTTGACACTAATCCGCCTTATAAACCACCCTCGACCGCCCAGCAGTCACTCATTTAATTACTTCCGGCGAATATCCAAAGCATCCAGACTACTGCAATCACTGAATTTGTCTCATTTCCTTTGGATTAAGTTTTTTGTCGATTGTATAGCATTGCAGGACTTCAAACCGACCACGAGTGGAAAATGTCTATATCGGCACATTATTGCGAACTTGCCATATGCCAGGGCGACAGTTTTTAACCATCTTCTCGTGATGGAACAGATTTATCGTCTCGGTATAAGGACGGGTTTTAACGTCTTTACTGACAAGAACAAGCAACTGAGATTATGCAACAGTTAGTCGGCACTCACGAATGAGGACAAGCGTTATGATTTTCTGTTGTTTATCGGCAGGGTTTCGACCAGATGTTTACCCGACTTGTACCATCCACACAAATATGTGCTTCCACGAAACCTTGTTCCGCTACCGTCTCTTCACGCTGTATTTAATTGCTTATTCAAATCCCCACGAGCCTTGTGACGGCTCTTAACAGCATTCCGCTATGGGGAGAAAGGATGAAACAATAAAAAATAAAAACTGCGTCGATTGTGAGGGTGTGGATTTGCACCACACATGAACCATGTCTTTTCGATTTCTTTTTTCCGACAGTCTACGCTTTCGCTCGTGTCACAAGATAAGTAATTTGCACAGTTCTCACGACTAAATCTGTCTACCTTTTCCAGCACCTCACAGAATCTTATGAATTTAAAATAAATAATGAATTTAATGCAATGATCAATGCGACCGATCCGCTTAACAACCCCATTCCTGTTTCTTTGGTTTTTAATCCAAAAATCATTCCGATCAAGAACAGTGCAAACAAAATTACATTAAACGCTAACAAAAATCCTTTAATCATTAATAAATCTCCTTTCCACAATCTATGCACTTCCAAACATGATGCGTAATCCATGAACCATCTTCCTGTCGTTCCAGGTATGTGTATAATGGATCAACATGTTTATGCTTACAGAATAACCGCTTAATCATCTTCATTATTCTTACTCACCCAATCTTCACACCAATGCTCATATTCTACGAAATCGGCTATATATTCACTTTCATCATTCACACATACATAGCCTTGCATTTTATCGTAGTGACCATATTTGCAAGTTCCGCAACATCCGTTCATGTGTATCATCCTCTTTTTATTTTTTGAAAAATTTTTGAAATCAGCAGTTACTTCTTGGCAAATACGTGCGAGTCGCAACCCAAACGTCATGTTTCCGGTATCCAATATTGCCAAGAATTTTCACAAAATTATATCTTCTTGAAACCGGATATCCGAGCCTGTCTTGTACTGTCTCAAAAAAGTACCGAATATCGTCAATGACATCTCTAACACGCTTGAATAATTTTCCCATTTTCTCGAATACTGATTTAGCAGCAATGAGGAATTGTCTTAAATTGTAGACCGCTATGCTAATTCCATTCTTGATGCAATACTTAAACTGTATAACAGACAATCCGGTTTTTCGTATTTCTATTGCCTGTTCTTCTGTTAGTGCTAATATCACGACATATAACCTCCTGTCTGTCTCATAAATACCTCTTTTTGTTTATTTCGGAATTTGGGGGACTAAGTAGGCAGATTTTTGCGTTCGTGTATAGAGGGGTAGGTATCATTCATTTACTATCGAACATATGTATCTATCGAATAAATCCTTATTTATCAAATACATCTATACGTGTTTTATTATATTTGCACCAATGTCAATGATATATTTTAATCTAAATTATTCTCCGTTTCTAAATGTTAAAATACATCAATCTTTTTCGCTCTCGATCTGCTTTACTTCTCCCAGTTTCGGAAGTTCCGAAGCTGTTAATGCTCTTTCGCTAGTCCGTTCCTTGCTCACTCCCGGAAGATTCCAACCGTGACGTTTGTTAAGTATCGGCAAGTATTTCATTGGGTTGTTTCTTCTGTCTTTTAGCAAACAAACGAGAGACTCCTCGTTATTTTCCACTAATTTTTTGTAAATGTCTGAGGCCGCTGTACTTGGTTCTTTGATATACTCCCCTTCTTTCAGGTTGTTAACTGCTATATCACTTATAATATTCCCTTGTAAGTCCTTGTATATATAAGCCCTTGTATTACTATTCCCCCACGAATGTATTGTATCTCTTGATATACCAGATAATAAACAAAATCCCTTTATACTTATCTCTTGATTATGGCAGTAACACATATAGATATACATCTCTAACAGATCATCAACAGCATTAATATTATAACTATTACTAACGGTATGAGGTATAGTTAATATATCGGGATTTGGTTTTATAACGTGTTTATAAATATAGCTCAGCGCTGCGTTCCATTGGCTCGGCAATATATCATACTCACTTTCTATCGCGTTGGATTCGCAGAACATAGACAAATACATTTGTATTTCATTCTCAAATACTTCGACTGTCTGCTCTGCATCCTGTACTCTCTCCATTTTCCGCACCTCCTAACACTTAATAATAAAAAAGAGACCCACAACATATAGTTGCGGATCTCCCGAATCCATTCTCACACCGCCGGGATTTGGGCGGATTTAATTGTATTTAATTTTATAAATTAAAAACCGTTTGTTTGTATGCCCATAATATACACCGATAAAATATAATTGTCAAGCATAGATTAAAAAATATCAATTCCCGAATGTCTGGTTGATCGGATGTCAGATCATCCCCAAAATACCTCGAAAATGATTCAGTCAGTGATTCCACTTTTTCTTTAATATTTCTTTTTCTTCTTGTAATCTTTATCAATAATCTTTTAGGTGGTGATTTTTTTACACCATACCGAGGGGAAAATTTTACACCATCTAAAGGACAAAAAACATATAAGCAACTTATATAAAATCGAAATTTTGAAGAAAAAAGATAGAAAATCCATGTATTTTAGAGTTTTAGAAAAGTAATGCGAACCCTTGTAAAATAGGGATTTGCGGTATGTTTGAGCGTATAAGCTGCTTATTTTGAAATCGTATAAGATGCTTATATATTTTTAGGCATCAAAAAAGGGATGTTTTTACACCCCTTTCACTTCAAAATTGAATAAAAACACACCCTAATATTTTTTGTATTTTCATTCGTGTTATGATGCCAAACCTTTATATATCCGGCGTCAATAAGTTCCTTTTTGCACTTTTTTAATGTTCTGTTTTCAATTCCAGAATCATTTTCAAGCTGTTCATTTGTACGGTAGAAATATCCCGTTTTAAAGCCATATTGACCATACAGGAACGACAGCACCACATACAGCCATTTCGCGGATCTGCTCAAAGTGCTATCTGTCATAATAGAGCTGTTGCAAATAAATTGTTTTCCGTTCATTCTTGACCAACTCCGAGAAAATCATATAACGGTTGTTTCTCGCCTTTATACAGGTATTTTCTAAACTTACGTTTTAATTTATCGGCGTTGTCCTGCTTTCCCCCAAAGTCTTTTTCGGGAATCTTCTTTAACTGCTTGTATGTCATTCGTGCCAGCTCTTCGTCCGTGTATTTTGCATCTACTATTTCATATCTTGCAGTGTCTACAATATCAAAAATGATCCGGCAGCCGTCTTTATAGTTGTCGTTTCCCGGTTCTTCTTCATCCATGAACCGAATGAATAAATCATTTAGTTCCAGATCATCCCAGAAGAATACTACATCATGCCACCATCTGCCAGGCTTTATGTATTTTTTTTCATGCACAAAGTTATAAACCGGCTTTCCGTCAACTTCTTTCGGCGGTGTCATACTCTTTATATCGTCCTCAAAATCAAACATTTCCAACGCTTTTAACTGTCTTTCTATTGCATCGTTCGCGAAAGCGTTAACACTCAGATCTGTGTCTGCTATCATTGCTCTAGTTCCTATTGGCATTCTTATCATTGCTCGCTCAAATTTTTCATCGTATCGACTCACAGCCGCCCTTGTACTGTTCTTTGTTTTGTTCTTCAAGTCCTCGCTTCCTTTCTAAAAATATTGGGGGCGAATCTCTCCGCCCCTTTTTTGCTTATGCTGTCCGGTTATTCTGCTTTTTCTTTTTGCTTCAATTCCGGAAATTCAATCCCAAGAATGTCCGCTAGTGCCTTAAGTGCTTCGTACTCTGTGCTGCCCTTTTCAGCTTCACGATTTAAAAATCTCTGCATTTCTTCTTTGGTCATCTCGTTCATGGTTCTCCTTTCTCCCGTTTGGGTTATTGCCTTTCGACAATATTATAATAACATTGTTTTTAGTGTTTGTCAACACTATTTTTAGTGTTAAAAAAATCTTATTTTTTCCTCATCAGTCGGCTCTATTTCCAATATATCCGATGGCTGACATCTTAATATAATGCAAATAGTGTTTATTGTGTCAGTTGTAATTCCTTTACCTTTTCTAAGGTTCTGCATTGTTGCTTCACTCATTATCTTTTCTTTCCTCATTCTTGTTGATGTATACCCGCGTTCAGACAACGCCTTTAATACATCTATCTTATAAGAAAACATTCAAATCACTCCCTTTTTTGTTTTATGTAATTATACAATACTCACATCAGAAACGCAATAAATAATTTGCTATAAAAACATCTTTTTTAGTGTTGACAAACACTATTTTTAGTGTTATATTGATATCAACAAATAAAACAAAAGCCGGTTGAAATCCTAGGAAGACACACAACCGGCACCAATCAAAAAAAAGAAAGGTAAACCCATTATAACAGGGTGAAAGGTAAAAAACAATGAAAAGAACAAAATCCATGATTTACAAAGAAACCTCTAAAAGCATAGATTTATTTTTATACGCAACGAGCGACGACGATTTATACAGAAGAATGATAACGCCGATAATCGAAAACTTAAGAAAGAAAGCCATCAAAGGCGCATATGACAAGGAAAAAGCCGTTGACGCATACTACTACATAGCGACAGAGGCAAGCAAAAATTATAATAAAGATTTTGGCTATTCTTTCAGCGTTTCAGACCGATTCAGTGCAGCTGTTGACATGGAAGAATACTATAGAGAAGATGAAGTTTTTTTGTAATTTATAAACAGCCGAAACGCTCTTAGGAGCGTCCACCGCGGGACGGTCTCCCGGTGCTGATGATGGCAGACCAGAAAGGGAAAAATATGGAATTATGGAGTATTAAAGACATTATTAAAAACAACGAGGACGGTGATTTTTTAGCGATCTGTGAAAGCGGTAAAGAATACGAATGTAAATTCGTAGCCAAATATAGAGCAATGTTTTTCGCAATTCCAGATCACGAAAATATTTTAGGATATGTGAAAATAGTAAACAGATTATAAGCCGGACGCGTTCCGGCTCTGTAATGCAGCCGTAGCCGGTTCCAAGCCCGGAAAATGCAGAGGACAGAAAAAGGGTTGATATATCCATTTATGAAAAATATCCGCTTTCCGGCGTGAGCGTATCAGATTCCGGGTTGTAGCTGATCGGCGGCAGCATAACCGCCAGTTATTAAAAATTAAGAGGTGATGGAAATGAAAAGAAAAATAAAAGTATTTATTGAATGGCTTGAGCTGTTCGCTTTATCGTTTGGATCAATCTTTTTTATGTTTATGTATTGGCTCGTATTTGGCTATTAAAACACGCCCGGAATTATTCCGGGCTTTTTCTGCACCTTGACAAATGCCATGAAAAAGTCTATATTTGACGATATGAGACATCTTTACCGTTTACACTATAATTCATGCTTTTATAACAAAATGCGCTATACGGTCAAAATACGAGCGTGTACAGTTATGTTGTGCGCTGTCAGTTCGACAGATCACCAGAAGAAATGCGCTAAAAGTCCGCGTTTTTTTTGGCAGTTCCGCACTACTTCCAGCCTTAAAATCGGTTCAAAATCGGTGTGAAATTTTCAACGGATTTTATCTGAAATTTCGACCCATAAAAGTATATAGGGGGGGCTTTAAAAATTTTTGCAATAAAATTTTCGATATTTTTTAGTTCATTTTTCACTTCAATTTTAACTATAGGGGGGGATTTGTTTTTTTCTGCAATATTTTTTCGATATATTCTCCAGAAAAAACGCAATCATTTTGTATAATCAATCTTGACATTTTGTAATCTAATCCTAATTTTCTACAAAACTCTGATAAAGTCATTACTTCATCTTCGTATTGAACGTGAATGTTGTTTGTTTTGTTATTAGCTTGGGTTTCTGCGTCAGCCCACCTGCAATTCTCTGGTGTATAATTACCGTTTGGATTTATTCTATCAATCGTCAATTCATCGTTATATCCATTATGTATTGCCCATTGATAAAATTTTTCAAAGCCATTGTCTCCGAGCCAAATCTTATTAACCGTAATTCCTTTTTCTCCATAATATTTGTAAGATGAACTGTTCTTGTTATAACATCTATAAATCATATTTCTATATATACCAAGCAATCTATTCCTTGATTTATCCCTGCAAGCAGCATTCTTTCTTCCACAACCACAACTGTGATTATTAGAAGTGTTTATCAAGTATTTCTGCTTTTTTATTACAGCGTTTCCACAATCGCATCTGCACAAATATTCAGCGTCTATTCCAGATTTTTCTGAAAGCAACTTAATCACTTTTAGTTTTCCTATTTTGTTTCCCTCAAGATTTCGATTGCATTTTGCATTTTCGTGATAGTATTTACTTTTAGATTCTTTTTCATCACGTCTCCTTTTCGCTTCTGCTTTTATTTCTTCTGCGTAACAGCCGCAACTAGGAGTTTTCGCTTCTCTTAATTTTTTTAAAGAACGTATAACAGTGTTTCCACATTTACATCTAAATTTCCAATAACTACTCTTACCATCAAAATGATCGTATCCAATTGCAGTTAAATAGCCAAATGTTTGTCCTGTAATATCTTTCCTATTCCAGCTCTTTCGAACTGTCATAACATCACTCATGATCTACACCTCCTAAACCGTCAACTGATATGTTCCGTCAAGAACACCCATAGCAAGCTTCATTCCCTGCACGCCATAGAATATGTTATTCTGATTGGCGCAACCGTTTAACAGTTCGTCAAACTCCTCATACAGTTCTGCGCTGACAATTCCTTTCAGCTTTTCCATAAACGGAGCGAAATATTCTACGAATTTATCTCCGTCTTTTGTTGCAAGTATCTGGTTTTCAAATGTGATTTCTAAAAATTTGTCCATAAAAAATCTCCTTTCGATGTTTGACAACTACACCAAAAAGAGATACAATAATTTTGTACACTCCTTTGGTGTGTGCAACGGAGTAGTCATCGGGTCGCCAAACTAGATTGACTGCTCTTCTTTTAAATCTTCTTTTAATTTTTTTATACCACGTCTAACCGCTTCGCCTTTATCCACATTCTCTTGTAAACAATATGAATCAAGAATTGTTTTCGCTTCATTATCAAGTCGAATTGTTATAGGCTTTCCTTTAGGGTTATCGGTTGGTCTACCCGTTCTAGGTGACACCTTATCACTCCTTTCTTTTGTAATACATAATTAATTATATATTTATGTATTACAAAAGTCAACAGTTTTTTAAAAGAAAATAGCGGTAGATTTCTCCACCGCTATCAACACATTAAAAATTATTCTGTTTTCTTACTTTTTACGATCGCAACAACTGCTAAAATAGCATTAATCAAACACCAACTTGCCCAAATTTTTAAATCTGAATAACTTCCTGCCATTACGAATCCAAAAAATGTAGCCAATCCGAAAAGAATAACTAAAGCAATATTTCCGCCTTTTCCTTTTGCGTTTCTAGTAGCGATTGAAACAATTCCTCCAGCAAGCATTAAGATTGAAAGAACAATTCCTCCACTTCCACCAACTTCCCCTGTTTCCCCAAGCGTGTTTCCGATTCCAACCGCGCAAGATTGAAAAGATACCACTACGAATAAAATAATTGACAAAATACCAGATACCAATTTCCAAGTTTTCATAACAAATTTCTCCTTTTTTATTGTACTTCTAAATTAAATATAGCTGAATACTCATTGTAATCGTCGTCATAAATCGAAACATAGTCTTTAAAGCTTCCGGCATTTTCAACGCCTATCGTAACTTCTGCTTCACAAAACGCTCCTGTAGGAACTGATTCTGGATATTTTTCAGTATCACCGGGATAAGAACTTGCCACTTTTCCGGCATTGTCCACAACTTTCGATTCAAAATTAACATACAAATCTTCTTTTAATCCGATATTTTCATATGTATAATTAATTACATACACTGCGGCTGGATTACTTTCATCAAATTGATTACGATAATCTGTTGCGATTACAGAATTTACAGTAACTTTAAACTTCCCATCAACTTCCCATGTTTCGCCTACTTTAAATTCTTTTGTTTCTTTACTCTCCTCTTCCTTCTTTTTAATTTCTTCTAACTCTTCCTTGTACTGATCGCGTTCTTTTACAACCTTGTCGTATTCCGCTTCTGATACTCCGCTTTCTTTTCCACTTCCACAAGCCGTCATTGATAAAGCCATTGTCCCTACGAGTAACATTGATAAAATTTTCTTTTTCATCCTCATATCCTCCCATTCGTATGATACCAACATTCTACCACAAAAAAGCGTAAAAAGAAAGAAGTAGACTAGGCTACCTCTTACCTTTATTAAATGCACTATTTTTATATGTATTCCACAACCCTGCTGTCGAATATCGGCTTTGTGATAACTCGAAAATCAGTCTTGCTCTTGTCATTTCAGGATTCGTTTTCCTAACATATTGCAACAATTCATCTATTTTATCCATATCGCACCTCTCTTGACATTGCACTCATTAAATCATCCAGAAGATAAATTAAATCTTCTCCGTAAATGCTGATCCAATCCGCAAGAAATTCTTCCTGTTCAATCGGAATCGAAATATTATAGGACATCATAAAACAGTGGCATAATTCATGGCATAACACTTTTTTAAGAAATGCGCCGGATAGCAAATCGGATAAATATACGCAATCGTCATTCCCGTCTGTAACACCTACTGTCAAAGAGCCATCACTTCTATGTAGTTTTTCACTTGCAGCATTTACAAATTCAATATGCCACATTCGATTATTGATTATAAATGTCATGTTATCACCTACTTAAAAAGGGGTCTGATTCGACCCCTTAAATTTTAGACTACCTTTTGAGCAAGTACCTGCAACTTATTCTTAAGCAATGTTTTTTCCTCGTTTGACGCATCGGAAATCATTTCTGTAATGTCGGTTCCAAGTTCGCTCATGTATTTTTCCAGCTCTTTCATTTTATGCTGCTTTTCTTCGGCGGAATTACCGGAATGATTTTCTTTAGTCTCCATATATGAACGCCTACTCATACCAGAGCGTCCTTCTCTGACATCACGTCCAGCTTCACCGCTGTAATAACTACGACTTCTTCCGGAAGAAGTGAAATTTGATCTTTCCATTCCTCCGGATCTTGGATCAGATCCGCTACCGGAATAATACATTCTTCCTTCAGACCGATCCATATCACGATAATATTCCGGTTCATGTTCACGATACATTTCCGGAGTCATGTGGTAATACGGCGTATAACTTCTACGTCCATCACCACGTCTCATAAATCTGCCAGATGTCTTGCTTCTAGGCTGCCCACGGTAATATCTGCGCATATCGAAATCTTCATAATCTTCGGATTTTTCATCTTCCGGGTCATATTCATTCATTGCTTCAATCACTGTTTTGTAATAGCAAGCCTCAAGGTAATCTTTCTTTGCACACATAAGGTCTTTGTAAATATCTGCAACATCTCCAAATTCTTTCGTGTCTACATTATCAATTCCCTTGTTAAGCTGTTCAGCCATAGTTTCTTCTATTTTTTCTAGCATTTCATGTAATTTATGCATTATGCGTCACCTCCTGTCGGACCGGGTGCTACTGCCGTACCTTCTCCGTTAATTGCTCTCAAATTATTTGTTGTGCAACAAACTCTTTTACACAATCTAAATGTGCCGGAATCTGCGGACGTATGAACAATAGTTGCATATCGTGTACGCGTTTTGATACCGCATGCACTTACTGGTTCGCATCCAGGCTGTGTAAGCGGATACAAAACACTTCCTTCCCCGATTTGGATAAAAACCGGGGCGTTAATCACTGTTGTATCAGGAATTGCCTGTCCAACAACGATACAATATTTTTCATTATCGTTATAAGAGCCTGCCGGAATTCTTATAACAAGACCTGTTCCGGCTGTGTATACGACTGATTCTGAAATAATCAAACGATTACAAAGCCGGCAAGTATTTTTACAAGCCATAATATTTTCCTCCTTAAATCAATACGGGATAAGCCTTTAGACCTATCCCATAGAAATGTTATCAGCCTAAATCGGCGAGTTTATTTAATTACGCGCATCCACAACCGCAAGAGTTGTAGTTAGGAAATGTGACTGGCTGTGGCGGTTGAACCACGTAAGCCGGTTGCGGACAATCAACTCCAAGTCTTCGGATCAATTCCGCTGTCTGTGCATCCTGACTAGCAGTGATGTAAGCATTCTGAGCTGTCTGAGAAGCCTGGAACTTAAGGCTCTGATTTTCAGCCTGAAGAGATGCAATCTTGTCCTGTGTTAAGAAGTCAAGGATTGCTCTTGTTCCTGCGTTCTGACCCTCGATAATATCTTTCGTGCTGTTCTGAATCACGTTTCTTGTGTCGCAAGCCTGAGTTGCAATGTCGTAACGAACTTGTGAAATTGCTTCTCTGTTATCACAGCAACACTGAGCCAACTGTGCAGACATATTACAGAAACCACGCTCTACGCCATTAAATCCCTGCATCATGCCCATATTTACGCCGTTGATCGCGTTGTTTGTTGCGTATGTACTGTCACAAATACCCTGCTGAATTGCAGTAATTCCACTCTGCAAGTTATTCAGAGCGAATCCCTCGTTTATGTCGGTGCGTGTTGCAAGCCCTTGTAATCCCGGTGAATTTGCTCCACCGTTACCGCCAAAGCCAAAGCCGTTACCCCATCCTCCAAAAATTGCGAAAATGAGAATAATCCAGATCCATCCCCAACCATCGCCGCCAAAGCCATTTCCGTTGTTTCCATTACCATCAATAGAAGCTACCAATGGAACGGAACAATTACCTGTATTGAACATATTAGATGTCCTCCTTATTTTGTTTATTCATAAAGAGGAACTTAAGTATTATGCCGGCAACCTCTAATATGCTACATTCCTAATTGCTGTTTTACTTTTGTTATCGCTTCATCCGGGTTTATCCCTTTTTCCCTGCATAAATTTCTTGCGAGTTCTTCAACCCCTTTTGAATCTCCTTTTTGTGCCATTTCAAACGCGTTTTTCATAATCGGATTATTCATAGACGGATTATTCCCCATCATCTGTTGAAAAATCTGCTGCGGATTCCCTCCATTTTTCATCATTTGACCAATCATCATTAAGGGATTCATTGTGCTTCACTCTCCTTTTTAGTCCTAGAAACCGCTGTTTTAGTTATAGGTTTAGACATAGATTTTTCTAATTCTTCTATCTTGTCTTTTAGTTCATCAAACCTTTGCATAAATACCTCTGTAACCTCGTTATCCATTCCTATTTTCATTTCTGTAGGTGAGGATATAGAATTGCTTTGTTGTTCTTCTAAAACTGGCTTAAAAACGACCGTAGCGATTGTTCCGTTTGGTGTCCATGATTTTAAATAAATTTCCGACATATCTTTTTTAGGAAAAATCGCAACGCTTCCATCCATCGGAACGTCATTTGCTGTAATCCGATCTACAGAATCCACAACTTTTCCATTCAACCCTATAGGCATTTGCTGAGTCTGCATCTGCATTTGTGGTTGTTGCAATGTCTGTTGATATTGTTGTAAACCTGCCAACCTATCCATATAAGGCTGTTGCGGATTGTACTGTTGACCATAATTATTCATCTGAGGATAATATTGCGGATAAGTCTGCATAAGGATTTTCCTCCTTCATATCTTCTAAAACTTTTTGAAACGCATGAACCGCAGTTGATTGACATCCGATCGGGATCTTTTGCATTTCTTCATTTGCAAAAATTCTTTCTAAAAATTCATCGGTAAGCAT